CTGACCGAATAGGTTGCCAATCTCGGAAGCCTCGGCTTGCATCTTCTTCTTGGCTGCTTCCTCTTCCTCCTTGCGCTTGCGCTCAGCCTCGATACGTGCGGCTTCGGCTTGCTCACGTGCTTTCAGATCAGCAGCCATGCGTGCCTTCTCTTCCTCGTTAGCCTTCTGCATACGTTGCAGCTCTGCTTTCTTTGATGGCAACATGTCGATGATGGAGTCACGGTATTCGGCTACCTCGAACTGAAACTGCTCACGGAACTGTTGCATGAGCTTGGAAAGGATGGAAGAACGAATGCCCGGCAGCTGGTCTCTCATGTCGGCAATTTCAGCCGGGATAAAGACAGTGGAGGTCAGTGTGTTTCCATATTCAGCCGGAAGAGTGACAGGATATTCACGGATAGTCTTGCACTGTGCTTCGTAGTTTTCGAGGTTCAGACCGCTGTTGAGCTTTGTCAGCTCGTTTGTGGCATTGGTCGTATATACATTGAACTGACGCTTGAAGTCGTCCTCCACGTCCTGCTTGTAGCGGCTGAGAGCCTGTTCGCGCTGCTGACGGATAATCTCTTCACGGCGGCGGCGTTCTTCCTCTTCACGCTTTCGTGCTGCATAGGCATTGCGCTCCTGCTGGATTTGATAAGGGATAGAGCCGGTCTTGTTAGGATCGACAGAATTTTCCATGCCAGTGAACTCGGAACGTATCTGGTCGAATATCTTGGTGATGGCTGAACGGTTGGTGTTCATCTTCTTCACCGTGTTGCGAGCCTTGTTGATGTAGTTGGCGCACTGCATATCCAGTTCATCGTTCATGCCGTTGGCCTTGATTTGTGCAAGGAGTTTCTGGCCATACTCGCTGCAACGCTTGGACGAGGTTGTGTTGTCCTTGTATATCTGTGGCGCGGATTGCGCTATCATCTGTACGTTCTCTTTGCGTACGATGGTGAGGTCTGTTGTCTGTTCGCTCATTGTTGTAAGTATTATAGGGTTAGAATGTATCATCGTCGTTGGCGGCAGGGTCAACGGTTACTCCTGCAGACGTGTCGGTCTGAGGTGTGAAGTCCTGCTTCTCTTGGATAATCTCGCCAGTGGTGGTGTCAACCTTCTCGCCATCACCGGTAACGCCGTAGATGGCATCAGTGATTTCTGTCTCGTCAACCTGCTGTGACTCCAACTGCGTAGCACGACCGACACGTGCCTTCGGATAGGTCTTGAAGGCGTGCTTAATGCACTTGGCAACGAGGAAGCCGGGGTCAATCTGTCCGCCTTGTGCTTTGTAGAGTGCATTGGGTTTGCCATTCTCCCACGCCTTGGTCTGATAATTGTACTTGCCGTTCTGACGAGCGGAGTAGTTGGAGAGGCGTGCCCAGTCTTCTGGCAACATGACAGCATAGTCGGCAGAACCATCGGCGCGTGTGATCTTCATGAAGCAAGCAACGATACGACCGGTGGTGTGGGGAAGACGGCATGTGTAGTTGACGAATTTTTGTCCGTCGCGTTCGCCATACTCGAAGCTGTCCTCTTCGTACACGATAACCGGGTTGTCGGCGTGGCGTATCTGGCCGCAGCGTGCACGAAGCACCAGCTCGCCATATCCGGACACGGTGAGCATGCAGTGTGTCTCGTACTTGTTTTTCTTCTGTCCGTTGTCATAGTAGCTGTCAACGGCGACGGAGCGAGCGAGGAGGTAGGCTTGCGCCTTGGTGCCGGGGTCGAGGGTGAGTCCGGAAATTGCCACGTCGAGGAAAGCTGTGAAGAGCGAGAACTTTGTGCACGTCTTGCGCATGTCCTCTTTCTCAGAAAGCAGACGGTTGAAGTTGCGTGACTCGCGCTCGTAGGCTGCTTCGCCTGATGTTCCAGTGGATGGTGTCCACATTGCCTCGTAAATCTGGATGAACTTGTCGCGTACATTGTCATTGCGAACAATCCCTGTAGGTTCCATTGCGTTGATTTGATCAACTGTAAGTTCTATTTTACTCATAGTGTTAAAAATTAAAAGATGAATATTATTTGTTTGTCTGTGAGCCGCAGGTGGGAGTCGAACCGCACTAATGCACTCCGTGAGCATATTTGAGCCTTGTACTTCGGCTGTAACATGCCTTCTGTGGTTCCCGTTGCGCCGGGTGCCCTTTCCGATTAAGCATTCTATCTGCGGCAGTTGAGGCTACTTGTCAAGGTAGTCTTGTTGTATCCTCTGCAAGAGCCGCAGGTCGGCTGTACGGTATTCGACTTTGCCCGGACGCTTGTAGGCAAGGACTTTGCCCTGCTTGCGCCACCGCTCCACATTGCCACGACCGAACATCTGAAAAGCTTTGTTCTGGCTGATGAACTCGGGGTCGTTGGCATCCTGCTTAATCATGTGGACCACCTTTGCGGCCACATCATTGAGGAAGGTGGAGTAGCGTACGTACTTGTCGGGGAAGTTGAGGAAGTCCATTATAGTTCGCCCTCCTGTCGGCTCATTGGGTTTGGGGTCTCGTCGGCTTCATCGCACAGCTTGTCGAAGAACTGAAGCAACCAGTCATGCTTGCGCCACTTGTTGAAGAGAAAGATGGTGAGAGCAAGCAGCAGGAAACCGAGGGCCTTGTCGAGGATAAGGTGGAAGAGGTACGCGAAGAAACTGTTGTCTTGCTCCTCTCCGAAAAGGAAGAGTGTTCCTGCGCATCCGATGATAAGTAGGATGCAAACGCGGATGATAGAATATGCTTTATTCATTTTTTGTTGTTATTATTATTAGTGGTTGCACATGGTGGTGTCTTTGCGTACTCAACGTAACGGTTGAGGAACATGCAGAAACAGCCGTTGAGAGCATTGAAGGACTGTTTGCAGGAGATGCAGAACTTATTAGACATTAGTTGTAGAGGTTTATGCCCAACTTGTTGAACGCCTCTTCTTCTGCAACGGATCCGCGCCAAGCGTCGAGATAATCGTTGATGGCTTTCTCGTTGTTGGCATCGGCCTTTTCGTTGTAGCCGAAGTCCTTGCAGAAGGCTGACCAGCTGATGCGGTCGAGTTCTTCGTTAGACAATTGGGTTGAGGTGTTGCAGCTGATGAGGCTTGCAACAAGGAGTGTTGAGGTGATGATTAACTTTTTCATGATGGAGTGGGTTTAATGTTACGAAATTCGGGTTGCTGTGATTGTGCGCTGCTCGCGGTTTGTCGTGGTGGTAAACTTCTTGTCCCACTGGAGTCCAAAGCTGACGCAAATCGACTTCAAGTAGCTTGAACGGCTAACCGATACTGTCAACTCTTCGCCGACTTCAAGGGCGTTCAATTGGCCCAAGAGCGATTTTTTTCGCTGATTTTTAGATGTTTCTGTCATTATTTCGATATTTATTTATAACTTTATGCTGCAAAGTTAGACAATTGGGTTGATATAACAATACAATTGGGCAACTATTATTTGTAAATTAAGATATTTTAAGAATAGGTTTGCGTATGGAAACAATTAACGACCGAATGGAAATGCTTGTAAATCAAAGATTTAACGGCAATAAAGCAGCCTTTGCAAAGACAATTGGTTTGCCTCCTACCGGATTGTCTAACTATCTGGGGACAAAGAGGCGAAGCAAACCATCTGTAGAAATGGTTACTAAAATTGTCTTGGCGTTAGATGTTGATGCAAGATGGCTGCTCACTGGAGAAGAAACGCCACAACAGCAAGGCGTGAATACCAACATGAACGGCAATGTGACCGATAGCAATGTGGCAATTGGTAGCCACAACTCTGTTGGCAATGTGACAGTTGGTGCTGATGTTGTTTTGTCTGAGCGAGTAAAGAGTCTTGAAGCCCTGCTTGCGGAGAAGGAGCGACTTATAAAGGTTTACGAAAGGATGATGGAAGAAAAGTAATGGCACATATCGTTGCTTACATCATGCTTGACAATGAACGCTAAACGATGAATAAGACAGAAGCAATAGGCAATCTCGTTGTTATAATCTCTATGTTCTGTTTCCTTGGTAACGTATGGGATTGGATAAACGGTTTGCAGTATCCATATTGGGCAAAGGGGATATTCGGACTTGTTTCTTTTGGATTGTGGTATTGTGGTATGGCCTATCTCTATTTTGCAGAAAAGGCTATGCGCAACAAAAAAAATAAATCATGAGCGAAGATAGGGAATTGACAAAACTAAATATGCTGATGAATGCTATCAGTGAAGAAGATATTGGTGAAGAAGAGACTCCAGACTTCTACGCGGATCTGAAAGAGGCTGCATGGAATATCCTGCATGAAAACCCCGGTACAGATTCCGGGGATTGGCAGATGATGCTCATCGAGCAGTACCCGACGGAAGTAGTGGACGCATTGGGCACCAACCCTCCTGAAGTCTTTGCGGAACTTTCCGACTGGTGGGACTGCATGGACTACGACGACGGAGTGCTGGAGATACCGCACACGTTCCGGGAATGGGCAGAGTATTTCGCCACCGAACGTTCCGTGGAACTATACGACCTACTTGTTGAAGCGAAGCGCAAATAAGGCGTTTTAAACGTCTGTTTTCGTCAAGACAATAAAACCCTCATCCGAGCACATAAAGTTCGTCAGAGGGGCAAAATAACGGCTCAGGACGGCATTGTGATGCCGGAGTCAGAGTCGCACAAACAAATGAGATTAGCACGATAAGATTAGTTAATTCACCTCTTTTGATAGAGACGCTTACAAATTCTTCAAAAGTCCCTCATAATGAGAGGGTGAAATCAGCGGCGCAGGCTGCTGTCGAAGAATAGACAGAAAATGCTGAAATTCACTAATATAAAGGGTAAGCGCCTGCGTGACAGACACTTACCCTTTCTTTTTGCGTTCATTCTGCGCGTTTCATTTGCAGAATAAAACGTCGAAAACAGGCAATATGTTTCCCGAATTTGAGGGTGCTGTTACTACAATTTTATTACGGGAGTTTCCCCCGATGCTTTTAGGGAAAATCATACATCAGATTATGGTTTTTCCCTTGTTGTTTTCAGCTATTCTCCCTATCTTTGCACCATCAAAAAGTTGATAGCGGCACCAAGTAGCCTCTTCAATTAAAATAAATAGAGTAATAACCCTTTAAAGAGAAGATAGTTATGAAAAGAATGATTATGACATTGGTAGCAGTATGGATGATGATAACATCTATGAATGCTCAGAGACTGACAGATATTCAGGCAGAAGCCCGTTTTATCACAGATAAGATGGTGGTGGAACTGGGATTGAGCAGCGCCCAGCGCAACAATCTCCTGAACATCAACTTCACCTACCTGGACGGCATCCGCAGCTATCGCGACATTGATGCCTACGGCTGGCATTACCGCAACAAGCAGCTCAAGCGCATGATGACCGCCAGACAATGGAAGAAATTCATAAACTCATACTATTTCTATCGCCCTATCGGCTGGCAGAATCATGTGTATGTTCACCATATTTACACCAAGTATCCAAAGCATAACTGGGGACACGACAAGCGCCGCCCTCGCCCTGAGTGCAGCTACGGAAGACCAGGATGGCCAGGCGGAACTCATGAAACTTACGGACCAGGAAAGCCGGGCAAGCATCACAAGTATCACAAGCACGACAAGAAGTGGAAGCATGACAAGAAGAAGTGGAAGCACGATAGAGATTGGGATGATGACGATGATGATGATGACGATTGAGATAATGACAGGGATGATGACGATGATTGAGATTAAGATGAGATTAAGACAAACATTCGATGATAAAACAGAAGAAATCCAAGCTAGAGATCAT